GGCGGTTGTAGTGCTCTACGGCTCGCGCATCGCGGCACACCTCGGCTCGCACGGCAGATTCGATCACTAGGCTCAGCGTGTCCCACTCTCGCAGCGCCTCCTCCAGCGTGCGGACGCGGGCCTCGGCGGCGAGCATCCGCTCTCCCAGCTCCCCGCGAGTCTTGATGCACTCTCGCAGGAGTTCGCGGTCGTCCATCACTCACCTCCTCGCAGGGCGGCGCTGATGATGGCCGGGATGTCGCATAGGGCTGCGAAGTAGTCGCCAGTACGACGAGCATCGGCAGCGCGCTGCGTCACACTATCCAGCGCCTCCTCCAGCGTGCGGACGCGGGCCAGCAGCACAGCCACGTCAGCCTGTATCGCCTTGGGCACATACCAGCCTTCGTAGCCCCGCCCGGCAGCTACGTCGGTCAGTCGGTCCAAAGCACGGCCAGCGTCAGTCATACCCCCTCCTTCGGCAGCGTCTTCAGCACCGCCTCGTAGTCCACCCACGGCGTCCCCCTCCTCGCGATCGCACGGAGCTCGGCCCACCCCGCCTCACCCAACCGCGCGATGCACCAGTCCTCGAAGCGCAGCGGGTCCATGTGCCCGCCCAGGTGGCACGAAGCGCAGAGCGTGACAGCGTTGCCCAGCATCCAACGGGTAGCGTGGTAGCGGCGGGAGATCAGGTGCGCGCACTGCACCCCCTGCGTCCTCCCGCACATCACGCAGCGCCAGCCGTCCCTCGCCTTGATCGCCAGAGCGAACCTCCTGTCGCACTCCTTGCGGAGGGCCATGCGGGACATCCTGCGCTTACTGGTCCGCTTGCGTCGGAGGGGCTTGCGCCGCTTGATCATGCCCAGTCCTCCGTCCCGCTCGGCAACCCCTGCGCCTGACCCCGCAGCCTCATCTGCCCCCCATCGCTTGAAACCAGTACTCGTAGGCCCTCTGCACCGGGAGCTCCATAGCCTCGAGCCGCCGGGGCCGGTCACGGAAGTCATCAAACCCGCGGAACACCACGGGGAGCGGAATGCCCTGCTCCATCCAGCGTTCCACCAGCCGGAACTCGGCGGGGCTGATGATCCGTTCGTGCTTGGCCCGGGAGCAGAACTCGCTCCAAATCGCCTCGGCATAGCCTGGTCGGTCCTCACGCCTGATCATCTAGGTACACCTCCCCCATTCCCCGGGCACATTCCGGGGTGCGACACCCTCCCCTGCTATCTGCCCCGGGTACTGCCTGCCAGATAGCCCGCTTGCCGCTCTGCTTGGACGTGCCTGAAGGACCGGGACGTATGGGGTGTGCTGGAATCGACTACCAGCCCGTTGCCCGGGAGAGAACCGGCCGAAGCCGGAAGAGAGCGTTGCGGTGGAGCGACTGTACGGTGGGTCCGTGCGCTCGCGTTCTGGTTCCGCTCGGCCAGCGCAGAGAGACTGCGGCCAAGGGCTTGTCGGCTTGACGGGTTGTGGTATGATCTGTCTGTCACCGACCTGCTCTCGGTGGCCCCCGCCGTGCCCCTCCTGCTCGGTTCGCTCCGAGCCGGAGGTCCGTCTGACGTGAGCCGTCAACGGCAGTGTAGCACACATGTCTAGCCATCTAGCCGTTTCTTCGTCGCTCTCGAGAACGCAAAGCCGAAATGCCACCTCAGCGGCTCGGCGTAAAAGTTGAATGACCAGAGACGGCCGTTCCACACGTTGGTGACAACAAAACCGTGCCGGAGCAGCCACCGTCGCCACATTACAACCGCCCGACCTTGGCGAACCGCTCGCCGATCTTGTCGGTGTTCCCCTTGTACGCGACGATTATCTTCTGCTCACGCTTGGGGAACTTCCGGGTGTTGAGCGTGACCTTGGCCTGCGCCAGTCGCGTGAACTCGCCCTCGAGGTAGACGATTCGGTTGTAGATGCTCAGACCGTGATCGCGCAGGAACAACTCCGTCTCGGCTTCCGAGCAGTGGTAAGCACCCTTGCTGTCCCTGGAGTCGCCAGTCATCACGACGAAGAAGCACCCGTCGTTGAGGTGTTCGATCGCCTTCGCGTACCCAGCAAACAGCGTGTCGCGGAACTGCTCGTACGTGCCCATCGAGTTGAGCTCGCCGGCCGGCGGCTTGCCGTCATAGTCGAGGTACTTCTCGACCTTGTAGTAGGGCGGGCAGGTGAAGACGAGATCGAACATGCCCTCGGGCTGGTAGGTTGAACTGTCGGCCTGGACCCACTTTACCCCGGGTAAGAACTGGCACAACACGTTGTTCGCATCGCACTGGTTCTTGCGGATCTCGCTAGCAACGTACTCGTAGCCGTAGGAGCCCGCGACGTAACCAAACTGCACCCCGCCGCCGAATGGGTTGTAGACACGCCGGCCCTCGCGGGGCATGAAGAATCGGAGGATGACCTCGCAGGCGAGCGTGTCCAGCACGGAAGCGTTGCCGTTGTGCGCGTGCCCTGTGACGACGTTGGCGAAACCGTTTGTGCCCTGCCAGCAACCATCCCGAGAAGCGAACATGGGATTCGGGATGTTGAGGGCCGCCCCAGTCGCCTCGATCTTTTCGCGCCACTTCTTCTTGAGCTCAAGCCACTTCCCCCGCGTGCTATCCCAGACGTTGGTCATCGTGATGTGGGCCAGGATCTTCAGCCGGTAGTCGGCCTCAGAACCGCGGCACATGTAGTGAAAGCCCGACATCTTGAGGTAGGTTTCGAAGCCCAAGCTTTCGAAGAGCTCCGGCGTCTCGAACTTGCTCTTTGGGTCGGTGGTCATGAAGCACGGATACCCGCACTGGTCGGCCCGCTCGAGTACGGCCTTGACCATGCGGCGGTACAGATCCGGCGTGTGCAGCGCGGGCTTAATCACCGATTGCAGGAGGCAGAACTCGCGCACCTCGTCATTGACCTGGAACGTCATGAAGCCCGCGAAGGCACCATCCACCAAGAGAATGATCGCGGAGTGAATCTGCATGTTCTTGCGGGCGGCCCGGTGCGCGATGCCGTCCTCGAGCGCCAGCGTTGCCACGTCCTGCTCGTAGCCCGAGCCGATCACGCTCGGGACGTACTTGAAAACGACCTCGTGTGCGAATAACTCTTTCTGAGCCACCGCCCCCCCCTTGCTAGTAACCCCACATTGATCGGGACAGTCTGAGCACCTCCCGATAAATACTGTCGGCTTGTGCAACGAGACAGACTTTCCGCCGCCGACCGACCCGCGCCTCCGCGTGAGAGCGACCCGTCCGGACTCGACTAGCGGGTGATCCGCGGGCACCCGCAACGGGTTATCGATGACTGGACCCATTGCGAGCAGCCCGTCCTGCCTGTCCCGCATCCCCGCCGAGGCGAAATCGCAGGTCACGACACGGAGCACGCTGCCGACACCGCCGGCCATCAACCGCTCGCGCTGGCGCAACCTGTGGGCGAGCTCCGCATCCGTGTCCAGTGCGCTTACGGATGTGTTGACCACCGCCCCCAACTCCCGCAGTGAGTCAATCTCGTCATCGGTGAGGCTGGCCCAGTGCTTCGTCACAATCACCGGAGTTTTCTTCGCGTGTCTTAGTGCCCGCAGGCTCGCCAGCGTGCCAGACCAGTCATGGCTCGGGTCGCCGGCCGTGCCCACGCGATACCACGCGGCGGGCGAATCGTTCATCATGCGAATCAGGGTGCCGCGGTGCTCTCTCCCGTGGATGCGACGGCTCACGCTGACAGTGAAGTCGATGCCGTATTGGCGGGCCGTCTTTGCTGCGTAGCACGCACCGTAACAGCCCCCCACCGGATAGGCGGCCATCCCACGGGTGCAACCCTTCACCGTGTCGGCGTCGAGCACCCCCTTGCGGTTCTCAACCACGGTCAGCACGCCCCCGTAGACCCTTGGCGCTATAGGTGCCGAGCCCAGGTCGAACATCGCAGCCTGACAGCCCACCCCTATCGGCTCCTGCGCCCGTGAGCGAGCAGCCACGCGATCTCCAGGGCAATCACCACACCCCAGATCACGAGGCCCGCGAGAATACCGTCAAGGCTCATCGCTGCCCCCACTGCTCGGCCATAGCGGCGGCGATGCCCTCGTAGGTCCGGCTTCGGTTCTTCCAGCGGTTGGGTCCGGGCGGCTCCCTGTGGACCCGGTTCGCTCGGCCCTCGACGACATCGGTCGGCTGAAGTTTTGGAAGCCCCTTGAGCCACAGACAGGTGGCTTTCGTCTCGCCGTGGCCGAACTGCCAGGGCTGGATGATCTGGGTTGGCTTTCCGATGTGGCTGGACAAGATCGAAACAGGGTTCTCAACGCAGATTCTCGGAACCGGAGCCGTCCACAGCGCCCAGACAAAATCCAGCGCAGCCTGCTGCTCGCGCCGCTTGTACTTAAACCACCGTGCCCCGCTTACTGCCAAGTGCGTGCATGGGGGATGGGCGATCATCAGATCCCACCGTTCGTGGCCGATCCAGCCCAGTACATCACCCAGCAAATGCTGGTCCGTCTGGTCATCCTCTGACGGCAGGAGGTCGCACGAGTAGGCTTCGTGACCCTTGGCGCGAAATGCTCGCCTGACGACACCGGAAAACTCGCAGGCAACAAGCACGCGCACTAGAGCTGCCCCTCGCCGCGGTCGTGCCGGGCCAGCGTGTATGTGCTCCACTCAGCCCCGTCGTGCTTGTGGTCTTCGCGGGTGATCTGGTGCCCCCGCTTCCGCAGGTCATAGATCCGGGCCGAGAAGCGGTGTGTGATCCGGGCGAGCTCGATACTCGTGGCCGGTCCCTGAGCCAGCCGGGCCAGGATGCGCTGGGCCGTGTTGTCCCTGCGGTTGGCGCAGGCCGACAATTCCCGGTCGGCCGGCGTCCAGCCGATGCCATCCTGAGCGCCTATACGCCCCGCTGGCGTGTTCTCTGGCTCGGGTACATCCCAAACCATTAGGCTAGCCATCTAGACCCCCCTGCGGACGAATTCCAGATTCTGGACAAAACGGCCCGGGGGGCAGCCACTCCCCCCGGGCAACCCTTGCTCACGGTGAATTGTCACGGTCGTCAGCCCGTTGCCGCGCTCCACCACCTTTCCAGTTCCCGGCCTGGCCCATCCAGGCGGGTCTGACACATCCCGGGATGCCCAGCCGCATCTCGGCCCTGGCGACAGGTGGAATGAGGATTTGCCCGCCGCGTCCACCGCCCGCTCCCCTGCTCCACAACAGGGGGTCACGGCCGGGATGTGTCTGACCCGCCTAGCCGTGGGCCCAAGAAGGGGGGCGTCGGCAGCCGCCAATTTGAGCGGCTGAATTGCGCCGACATGGACGGGCGGGACTAAGCCCGGCCCCCCTTCTTGGGCCCACGGGAGGTTAGTCACGCCGGCCCCACCACGCCAGCACTGCCCCGATCATGGCGACAGCCCATAGCGCCGGGACCAGCACGGCCTTCTTACGCCGCCACCGCTTGACCCGCTTGGTCACTTCGCCTTGCCAGCTAGCCACGCTCGGCCTCGAGCAGGGCACGCAGGATCAGCCACGAGCCACACAGGAGCAGCCCCAGAGCCACAATGCTCACCGCGAAGTCGGGGTGGCTCACCGCCCAGACGATGGTGTGATAGATGCCCACCCAGAGCAGGGCAGACACGAGGAACGCCAGCCCGTAACCCCACACGCTAGCCATCTAGCCCCTCCCACATCCAATTGCGCTCCAGCCGCCATGTGCGAATGTCAAAGCCGGCCTCGCAGCGCAGGATCTCCTCCCCTGCCCCGCGGGGGTGCCTCGGCCGGCACATGTAGCTCACCACCCCAGCCCCACACGCGGGGCACACCCGCCGGAACCGATCCTTCGGCCCATCCTCCAGCACCTGGATCAGCCGCTCCGCTATGGCCCTGTCCCGGCGAGCCACCTGCCCAGCCTTGAAATGCGGGTGCTTCATTCCCCTGACTCCGAAAGGATCAGATTCAGCTTGTCAAATGACCATTTCCGAACAAAGTCCATGTACCGGCTGAAGGATTCCTGCTCCACCACCGTGGTCGCCTCGTCCGGCACCAACTGGTCCCCGATCAGCGCATAGCAGGGCTCGAGCACCCCGAGCCGGACAGCCTCGGACTTGAGCGCCCGATGCACCGTGTCGGGGTCATTGCCCGTCTCGGCACATATCTCGTTGTACATAGCCCAGAGCTTGCGGTTGCTCTGTCCCGATCTGATTACCGGGGAGGGAAGTTTATGCACCTCCACCCAGACATCCCTGCCACGCCACCGATTCAGCCAGTCGGCCCGCTCGGGCACCAGGGCGTCATCGATGACGTGGCAGAGGTAGCGCATGGCTGGCCCCTAGAAGGGCACCTCGTCGTCGGGCGTGTCGGGCTCGACCGGCCTGGGCTTGGGCTGCGGGGTGTCGGGCGGGTCCACCCGGATGGCGTCCACCCGTTTGCCTTGAAAGTCCACCTTGGTCGGGTACAGCACGATGGTCGTCCCCGGCCAGTCGTCCGTGTCGTCCGAGCCGTTGATGCCCCAGATGGCCGAAGCGTTGGTCTTGTTCAAGACCAGCCCTCTGTTCTTGCCGCGGAAGTGCAGGACTGGCTTGGTCTCCCCCCCCACATCCTCGAGCTCAACACGGTCGATAACGACCGTGACCCGCTTGCCGCCGAGATCGGCAGCCTTGATGAACGTACCCGGGAACGCCGCTGCAACCTTCACTTTGACTCCTCCCTAAACCCCTGAAACGGGTCTGCAACGTAGTTTCTGCACTGCCTCATGGCCTTCCTGCGCTGGGCCGCCCAGAACTCCCGGCGGTATAGCTGCTCCGCCGCATCCCGCCTTGCCTTGAGGCATGACGGGCAAATCGCATCCTTCCGATGCGCTCCCACGTCCCAGAAACCCCAGCGGCCATCCACTAGAGTCCGGCCGCAGTTCCCTTCGCATTCGAGAATCACTGCCCTTCCCCCTCGTAGTCCGAGCAGGTCAGCGGCACAGCCCGTAGCTCCTCGGCGTCCCGCACAGCCTTCTCGATCGCCGGCATCAGCACAGCCGCCACGTCGTCCGGCACGTCCAGCTTGAGGCTGCCCGGCGAGAGTTCCAGATAAGCAGCCGTCCAGCCGGGCCACTGCGTCCAGGTGCGCCAGCCCAGATGCTTCACTTGGCCCCCCTATGCACGAGTGCCCGCTCGGGCCACCCCATGCGCTCCAGAATCGCCGCCGTGCGCTCCCGGCCCAGCCGGATCGACCGCTCCCGCTCGGCACAGCGCCGCTCGTAAGCCTCCTCGGGAGACTCCGAGCAGAGCCCGCACACCCCGTCATCGCCCATCACCGTCCGGTACTGCCCGCACTGCGGGCACGGGCGGGAGTGGGCCACCTGGCGGGGATGCCAGTCCCGCGCCTCCATTTGCTCCCCCAGCGCATAGGCCCGGATATCCGGGTCATACGAGTAGAGGGCATTGGTCGTCGTGTCGCGGGTCATCACCGCACCTCCTAGCGCAGGATGACGCCGCACGGGGTCATGGTGCAGTGGTAGCCCTTGGCCTCCGCGTCCACAATCGCCCGCACGATGTCGAGGCCGCCCCCATAGGTAATGATGCCCCGCTGCGGCTTCGCCATCAGCCGGTTGTAATGCGTCTGCATCCAGTACGCCGCGACCCGCCGCTGCTTGCTGCTCATGGTCTGCATATCTAGCCCCCTAGACAGAAACGGCCCGGCTACGGCCGGGCCAGGTACTGCCGCAGCGCCTCGGACGTGATGTCCCCAATGCGCCGCTGCTGCTTCGCCGCCAGGATTCGGACCCTCTGCACCAGATCGGCCGGCAGCCTCACCAGAGCCGTCTTACCCTCGCTCGCCTTCTTCATCAATCCTCCTCGCCCGACACAATACGCCTGCGTGGCTAGCTTGTCAACCAATTAATTTGGCTATCCGTTGGAATCGCCCACCCCTGTTGACTGGCTTACCGGAGGGGCCTTACATTCGAGACACAGGGGGGACACATGCCAGCCACAAAGTCAGCCAAGGTGTCGCGGCCGCGTCCGAAGGTGACCGGCCTGCGCTTCGACCGCGAGCTCATCAAGGAGATGAAGCACCGGGCCGTGGACTCCGAGCGCACCTTGACGGAGCTCATCGAGCAGGCCATGCGCGAGTACCTGGGCCGCGCTCGAGCCGGACAGCGGTAGACACCACTCGGACAGTCCGTAAGTGTCCGCTACCTAGAATATGTGTTATCGGAACCTGACGCATGGACGCCCCCACGTCCGCTAAGTGCCCGATCCTCATATGATTCCGGGCGTTACTCATCGTCAAACGCGGCTCACGGGGCTATCTTCCACAGCCCCGGACTTATTGTCAACCGATTTACATGCACCACAGCAGAGCCCGCTAAGGGTCGCCAGAAAGACGGACAGCCTGCACGGCATGACGCCACATTTTCTGGGCGGTTATCGTTGCAAAAAATAGGGCGTTTGTTCTAACCGCGGATAGAATCTGCTAGGTGATTGAATGCGAAAACTACTGATAGTCGTTGCGGTCCTGCTCACCGGGCTCGTGCTCTGGCATGACATCCAAGCCCTCGGCCGTGTCGAGGCCAGTGGCCCCTGCGTGGCCCCCAAGGCATGGGGTGCCCTCCGCGGCGTGACGTGGCAATCCGGCCCCAGCCCGCTGGCTGCGCCCGTCCTGGCCTTCGAGGACGAGGCCGGTACCATCCGGCTGGTTCACGGGGGTAGCTGCAAGGCGATCGGGGAGATCGTCAGGCAGTAGGGCCGACCCCGGGGTGGGAACGATTGTTCCCGTCATGGGTACGGATGCCCCGATCGGGAAAGCCCTTGACGTTCCGCGCCAGTAAGCGGATGAATATGCCCGCTCGGGAAGCCACACGTCAAGCGGAGCGCAAGATTTGCGCGGTGTGGTATACTAAAGACGGGACGAGGGCAGCCCGTCCGTCCGATACTCCCGTGCCCAGACGGGAGGATATGGACGGGCTGCCCGGACCTCACATCACCGGCAGCGGCTCCTCAACAATCTCCATCTCCCCCGTGCGGATGGCATAGCTGACCCGCGATGTCAGCAGCCCCTCGGCACACCGCCCGTACACCACTACATCCGGGTCAGTCTCGGTCGGCAGCACAACCATCGGATAGCGCCCCGCCGAGCTCCCCTGGAAGAAGGTGTCCCGCACCTGCTGGAACTCTGCGTCATTGCGGAACCGCCACGACAGCCCCAGCACCCTCCGCGGCCGGGCCGCATGTGAGTACACATACTGTCCGCCCTGCGCCGTCGTGGCCCGCTCCTGCGCGTCCTGGTACTCGATTGACACGGGATAGTCCGGGGCGCACGTCAGGTCCGCAGACTGCCCCACCACGAGCTCGCCCAGCCAGGGGGCGGCCATCGTGGTGTACGTCCCGTAAGCCCCGCCCGGGTAGAAGTAGACCCCGGGGAAGGGGTCATACACCCGGCTCGTGTTCTGAATGGCGCAGGTCTGCGCCTTCAACGCTGCGTTCGTAGCCGACCCGAAAGAGATGCTGTGGGCCGCCGGAGAATGCCAGTAGCTGGCCCCGTGAGTCTCGAAGGCTAGCCCGGTCGAGGCATCCAGCCCATGCCCGTGCAATGACACCCAGTCGATGCCGGGGACGAGCAGCACCTCATCGAAATAGCAGGTCGCACCATTGGTGCCCACTTGCAGCAGGATTTCCAGTGTCGCGGTCGCCCGGCCGATTTCCGCGAAAGTCGGCACCCGGAATGTGACGGGCGTAAAAGCCGTCATGGTGTTGCCCGTCTTATTCATCACAGCTGTGGATGATGCGTACCATGTCCCGTCGTCCTTGACGTACTGTCCTGTATCAAGGCATTTGACTCTGACTAGCGCGTAGTTCGTGCCGTCTGACTTCGCGGCGGCCCAAATCTGAAGGTACTCCCCCGCTTGAACCGTGACACGCTGGTATGCATACCCGCCCGTCACCGTCGCCACCAGCTTGAGAGACTTGCTGCCCTTGTGGTAGTTCCCCGCTCCAGTCTCGCTAGTCGCCGTGACGCTGTTGGTCGTCCAGCCAGTCGTGCCCTGCTCCATGTCCCCATTAGCCACGAGGCTGTTGGGCCAGGACACAAAGAATCCCGTGGTGGCCGCGGACAGCTTCATGGGGAACGCGGAGCGGCCGTCATAGATCGAAGACAGCGGATAGGATGAATCGACCGTGGCCGAGCAGGCCACCCCGGTAGCACCAGAGCCGTAACCCTGCGCTCGAGCCAGCACGTTCATTAGCGGACCTGCTAGCACCTTGAATGCCATTACATCCTCGCCATCTCGGCATCGGTCGGACACCGACTGCTAATCGACAGGTTCCCGATGTGCCCGTCAGCGTAGTAGACAGTACGCGGCGGGATTTCGATCTCGACCGCACCCAGTGAAATTGAGGCGGGCACCGTAGGTGTCAACTCTGTTGCGCTAGTCGACCCGGTACCCCGCACCCCGTCTACCCAGATGTCGAACGCCTGCCCCGCGAGGTCGTGCTCGTCATCGGCCTCGCTCGTCATTCGGGCCGCGATCCTATATGATGTGCCCGCCTGTGGCAGGGTTGATGCCGCGCTAGACGTTGCGAAGCTGGCAGATCGCCACACCCAAAGGCCAGACGTGGAATCGGTCCGGTAGTAGTAGCAAAGCAACCCAGCCGGTGAAGGGAAGCCGTTAACCGCGTGCTGTAATATCCCGACATACTGCCCGTTAGCAAGGTCAGAGTGCGACCATTGCGGCGAGTAGTCCAGCACGAAGAAACCCCGAGACGCCGGAAAGATTCGATAGTCGGCCTCGTTGTTTAGGCTAGTCTGGTCTGCAACCCTAGTAACCGCTGCCGTTGTCGTCGGGAGGAGATCCCGCCGGCACCACGAAAACGTCGTACCGAGCTGGAGCTCTAGCGCATAGATGTGGCCGGTGTTCGCCCCAGTCGCCACGGCGGAGTAGTGCCCCATGTAGACCGTGATGTCGGTTGTTGAGCCGCCGACATCAATCTGCCCCGACGTATAGCGTGAAATGGTCGACGCCAGAGTGGGGCGAAGATCATGGGCGGATGCCTGCCAGGTTGATCCATTCCAGTAATTCGAGTCGACGCCTCTTTTGACTTGGATGAAATAGGCGTCGGCCCCGCTGTCGTTCTTATACCAAGCACGCACGAAGAGTTTAGTGTTTGCGGCAATGCTCGAAACCGTCTGGCTCAGGTAGCAGTTTTCGCCGCTAGCGGTGGTTGTCGTCTTCGCCGATCGCCGGAATCCGCTCGTATCGATGAGATAGTCCGTCACGTCCTGTGTGATGGTGGCGGAACCGCTCGTGGTCTTCGTCCAACTCGTGAAGGTATCACTGCTCCCCTGGCTGAAAGTCGAGTCGAGAAGATGGTTCTTGTCAGACCCGCCCTGGATAAGCAGCCCGTCCTTCGTCAAAAGCGGGCTATCCTGCGCCACCTCTTGATAGAGGCCATCCCCGGGCCGGGGCGCAAATGCCACCTGCGCCCTACTGGTAGACCATCCTCCACCGAGATGCCACACGGCCAGCCCGGTATTACTCTCATCCACTCCGGTGATGGCGAATGGGCTCCAGAAGTTGACGTACTGCTCCCGCGGGTCAAGCAGGGTCAGCGTGCGCGTCGGTGGGCTGACATGATCCTCGACCTCGAGACAGTACAGAGGCACATGCTCCCACGACCTCATCCCCGGAGACCACGGCAGCAGATCGTGTGAGCTCCACACCGTCTGGCCCGGCTCGACCTCCCCGAATTCGTGCGGCACAGCCACCCGCAGCCGGCGCAGGGGCCGGCGCAGCGTCCGCAGTTGGTGGCTCAGGACGACCCGCACGGGGTCAGTGTAGAGGCCGCTCGGCGTAGTCTCGAGCTCGATGTAGACGCTCGCCCAGTCCAGCGAAGCCGACGATCCGCCCGTGGTCGCATCGATGCCGCTGCCGTAGCCGCTCGTGGCACTGCTCTCAAATCCCGCCTGGAACGTACCAGACAACAGGTCGGCACGGGTCCATGCCCCACCCGCGGGCCGGGCCGTCCATGTATAGGTGAGCTTTTGGAATCGCCCCACAGCCGTCTGGGTGTTGCGGTTGCATGTTGCCGTGATGGTCTGTGTCCCCGTCTGGTACGTCCTCGTGCCGCTTGGGTTGGTGAAGAAAGACAGGGTCGGAGACGAGTCGATTACGGCAGTATTGGCCGAGGATGTCCTGACCCATGCAACCAGCGTCAGGCTTACAATCGTCACGTTCTGCGGCGGGTCGCCAAAGGTGAACTCGACCCGCCCGTTGTTCCTCGTCCCGGTGGTGGCTGACGACCGGGCGAAACCATAGTTCGTCTCGTCCAGCGCATCGGCCAGATCATCACACGAGGTCGAGCAGTCCCCGGAATACTCCAGCGAGTTCCCCGCCGCGAGGTGTGTGCCGTAACCGCTCGTAAGCGTCCAAGAGCAGGCGTGTGCCTTCGGGTACATCCGTTGGAGCGCCACTAGACAGCCCTCCGCACGCAGTCCTTCAACTCGACCAGTGTAGACACGCTCGGCGTTACTGTGGGGTCGTGTACCGCCATGCTCGCCACATACTGCTGCTGCACCTCGTCGTACAGGTAAGACCCCAGGAACTCGGACGTAACGTCCGTGGCGTCGAGGTCATACTCCGCGGACCCCTCCAGTTCATGCGCCGGCTCAAGCACTGGGGCATCGGTGCTCGCCCGATACCCCGGGAATGCCAGATCGAACACCCGCAGGGCGAGCCTGCCCGAGGCTGTCCAGTAAGCCCGGAAGCAGGGCCAGCTTGCCAGCCACTCGTCCAGCACATCCCACACTTGGAGGGGCATGGCGTCCCCCCCGACGTAAAGCGTCCCCTCGAGCAGTTGCCGCTCGGCCCACTGGGCACACTCGGCCCAGGACTCCGCGTCGATCAGGGATGAGTCCGCCGTGCCGTACCACGCGCCGGTCAGCCAGTTCGTCTCTGCGAAGTTGATCAGGAGGTGGCGCATCTGCTCGACGGGGTTGGTGATCTGGACACCAGTGGGGGCGGTCGTTCCGGACCCCGTGTTGCCAGTGACCTCGTAGCCCTTCACGTCCGCAGTGACCACGGCATCGGCCGCCTTAGACGAGACGAAGGTGATGACGGTGGACATCTTCCCGGCGACCGAGGTGCTATAGGACAGGGTGTAGTCCGTGGTAATCGTCTGGCTGGCCCCATTCACATACACCGCCAGCACCTCCTTGGCCTGGCCGGCGCAGACGAGATACTTGTACGTCCCATCCTCCGCGACCTCATAGACGGGGATGCACTTGACCATGCCCGTCCCGCTTAGGCCGCTTGAATTGTGGGTGCCATAGATGATCGGGGCATACAGGCCCAGCGAGGGGGTAGGAGCCCCCGGCCAGTCAGACTTGGAAATCGACCAATTGGGGACGTAGTCCCGCAGCGCCCCGTCGTCTGCCCGCAGCGTCAGCAGCACCACGCCGGAACGGTAGCCCCACCGCTCGAGGACCCCGGTGAATACGGTTCTGGAGTTGGTCGCGTCGCCCGGGAAGACGTGATAGATCGTCGCCGCGCTCCCCCGCTGCTGCCCGTTCTCGATGGCGTCTCGGATGGTGCCGTCGTCGTCGGCCACGAGCACATCGATCTCGGCCGGCTGGAGGTCAGATGCCCTGATCTGGAATCCCCGCCGGGTCGAGCCCCACTCGACCACGTTGGGGTGGTATGCCTTGCCCAGTGCAGACGCTACGCCGCCAGACAGGTAGAGGTTGGTGGTCGAGCCCCAGACGGCAGCGTCGAGCGTGCCGTCATTGAGGACGATCTCGAGCACCGGGGCCAGGTCGGTGCCCTGATCGGTCCAACTCATCGGCCGCCCGCCACCGCGAGCCGGGTGTCGTACCGGACGCCAGAGTTAGCCCGGAGGAGCTTCCGCATCGTGCGCTCCACCCGCCGGTCGAATGCATACTCAGTCTCACGGGTCGTGCCGAGGCTGCGGCTGATAGTCACGTTAACGGGCCGCCCCACAGACAGCGGACTCGGCTTGTCCAGCGGGATGACAGCCTCGCGCCCGTGGAGGGGCACCCAGGTGCCGCGGCCGAAGTCTCCTATCCCGCCGCTCGCAAACCCCTCCCGGCCGGCCATGATCTTCAGATAGTCCCGGCTTTCCTTGAGCACCTCGAGCTGTGTCGGGAGCACCTCGATGCCGGCCGCTTCCATCGCGGCCTTCAAGTCCTCTGGCATCTCCTGCCCCGTCGCCGCATACGCCTGAGCCAGCGCGGTAAGCTGGTCGGCCATTGACTGGGCCGCCAGTGCCTCGTCCATGCCCTGCCCCTTGAGCTCGGCCAGGGTCTGCCGGGCAATGGTGGTCGAGTCATTCACGAAGCCCTTGTCCACATAGCCGGCATCCATCGCACCTCGGAGCAACTGCCCAGCACCCTGGCTCACCCCGAGCAGGGCGCGGGTCTTGGGGTCATTGGTGATGTCGAACATCTGGCCGATGCGGCCCAGCCCCATCTTGGTGGGGTCGATGCCCAGCTTAATAAGCTGATCGTGCATCTTCTCCCACGCCGGGCGCAGGCCCTCGATACCGGCGATGCCCTGCTTGCGGAACGTCTCCCAGAACGTCGCCCCGAAGAGCCCCGCGGCTGCGGCGGCGACGTTGGGGTCCGAGAAGGTGTTGACGATCTTGCCCGCAGCGTCGGTATAGGTCAGGTTGTCGATGAGCCCGGAGATGCCGCCCTGCGCCGTCTGGAGTCCGGCGGCCTGACGCTGCCGCTTCTCCTCCTCGGCCCGCTTGCGCTCCTCCTCGGCCGCCTTCTTGGCCTCCCGCTCGGCTTGCTTCTCGGCCTCGGACTTGCCCCCGAATAGCCCCTTGATGCCACCCCACAGGGACTTCCCGATCGACAGGGCGCTGCCCACGATGCCGCCAATGCCGGTGATCTTCCCCAGCAGGCCCATGAAGCCGCCCTGAGCCGACCCCATCTTGAACGCCTGGATACCCGACATCAGCCCGCCGATGCCGGACGCAATGCTCGCCGCGAAGTTGGCGATCTTCCCCGCCAGCCCGCCCGTCAGATCCCCGAGTGCCTGGAGTTGTGTGGATAGCGCGGTCAGGGGGCCGGACCAGTCGGTGATGGACTGCGTCGTTTCCTTCACCACATCATTAGTGCGGGTTAGCTGATTGTCGAACTTCGACCAGTCCCCGATGTTGAACTTGGTTTGGCCCGGGACGGTGGGAGCGAGCCCGGCCAGCCGGTTGCCATCCTTGACGTTGAGGATCTGGTAAGACTTGATACTGCTGGTCAGCGGGCCGGCCAATTCCTTCTCGATTGCCTTGGCAGTCTTCTCGATGGCTGCCGTGAGCCTCTTGGACTCCTTACCCGCATCTCCGAAGTTCTGGTCCATCTCCTTCCATGCCTTCATGGGGTCGGAGAGGTCGAGCTCCGGGGCAGACCTGCCGAAGCCGCCGCCGGCCACCTTCGGCCCGCTGCTGATCATCGTGGCGAGCATCCGCAGCCCACCCACCGGAGAGTTGGCCCCGGTGAGCCCAGCCATCCGGGTCATCATCTCGATCCACAGCTTAAACGCAGGCTGATTATCCTTGATCGCCTGCGCCACCTCCGAGATGGACATGGCGAGATCGTTTGTCCCCTCCACGATGGCCGGGGTTTGCGCCACGCTCGCCAACATCTGATTCTGGAGATCCTCCCATGCCCCAGAAAGGTCATCCACCGCGTTGTCCACTTTCACAAGCGCGGCAACCTGATCATCGGACAGCGTGACCTGGAGTTCCTGCGAAGCGTCGGCGATAGACCCCATCACCGGCAGCAACTCTGCCCCGGCACGCCCGAACGCAGCCATAGCCGCCGCGGCACGCTGGGTCGGGTCTTCCATTGCCCTGATCTGGCGAGCGAGTTCCTGAAACTGCTCCTCAGGTTTCATCCCAGCCAGCCGCCCGACCTCTAGCCCATACTTTTGGAGAGTGGATGTGTTGCCCACGAGGTTGCGCTGCATGATCGAGATAGATCGGGTCATCTGATCGAGAGATAGCCCGCTATTCTTCGCCACACGCTCGAGCCGCTGAAGAGCCTCGACGGCCATCCCCGTTTTGGCAGAGGCATTGGACAGCCGCTCTGCCGCCTCGGCGGCCCGCAGCACAGCCGCCGTCAGCGCACTAGCTGCACCCGTCACCGCCCCGATGGACGCCACCCCGGCAGCCCACTTGCCAATCGCCCCCGACACCTTGTCCAGCGAGGTACTGGTAGCCTTGGCCTTCTTGTCCACGCCCTCGAGCGCATTGCCCAGCTTGCCGAGGACGACCTCACCGTTGGACCTGACCTCGACGTTAATGGCTACGTTTGCCATCTCTACCGCTCCTTGCCGAAGTCAGGGTGCAGCCGTGACGTAATCTCGCTCGAGCGCAGGGCATTGCCGACCCGGGCCAGCAACGCAGCCCGGTCCTCGTCCGGCCACCGCGCCAGTAACGCCTTGGCATACTCGGCAGCCAGCGGCTTGAGGTCGTCGTGGATCATCCAACCCATCAGAGACATGGCCTCGATGTTTCGCGGGTCGATCTCGACTCTGGGGCAGGGCCGACCAAGGGACGAGAGCATCCGGGCCGATGCTGCCTCGCTGATGCATTTGCCCTCGTCCCCACCGTTCACCTCACATGCCCGACACCGCTCCTCGATCGACCCGTACGTCCTGCCCGACTCATTCGCCGGAATCTCCCGCGTGTCGAAGTGCCACACCCAGGCTTCGACTAGGTTTTTCCCAGCGCGGCCTCCTCCTCGGTGGCCTTGGTGGTCAGGGTCTGCGCCTGCTCGACAATCCAGCCGGCGAGGCTCAAGACCTCGGACAGCACAGCCGCCTTGACCTCGGCAGTCCACTTGCCGTCAAGCCTGACCATGCCTTCCGCGTCGGCCTCGAAGTCGCCGCACCCCTTGACGAGCTCATGGGGGACGAGAGCATTGCGACTGTCCACGAGTGCATATCGGGCGAGTTCCTGGCTGTGCGCCTGAGCCGCCTCGATGTTCGTCTCGGAGATGATTGCGCCGTCCTTCCGGCGCACCTCGGCCCGCTTGCCGAAGTGCCGAAAGTAGGATTCCTTCTCTAGCCCGGTGGGGATGCGGCGCACCTTGAACGCCGCATCCCCTGCGAAGTCGAACCACTTCCCGTCGAACGATCCGGCCTTGATCAGTTCCACCATTCACTCCATGAAACTGCCGGGCCACCTGTCATCACGACGGGAGCCGAGCATCTGGTTAGATTTCTAGCCCTTAGGCCAGAGCATCCGTGCTCCGCTTGCTGAAGACCTCGTAAGTGAGCGCCCCGGTGTAGCCGGCCGAGAAGCCGGTGGGGATCGTAGCCACACCGAACGACTCGAACGGTTGCGACCACGTCTGCCCCTCAGGGCCGGGGATACCAGGCTTGCCCTCGCCCAGCACGACGTAGGGTAGCCACAGGACGTGCTGCATGTACTGCGTGCTCGCGCCGGCCAGCGTGGCCCCGGTCAGCTTGATCTTGACCTTCTTGGCCGTCGCCGCAGTGCCGGCAAAGGCAAGCTGGTCGGACGCCAGCGAGGACGAACCACCCGTGCCCGTGTTAACGTCGGGGAACTCGAAGGAGCCCGTCACCTTCATGAAGTCCGTCTCAATGGGCTCGCTGATCTTGTCCCCGCGCTCGGTGGAGAAACGCCCCTCCATCGCACGGTCCACGTTGATCTCGAAGCCGGTGACGTAGACCAGGTCGGTCCCGCCGAAGTCGGCACCGTTCTGCGCGTTGATGTTGACGACCGCGTGCTTGAAGAGCGCCCACTCCAGGTTACTGGACAGGGTCACGTTGTCAATGGTCGTCGTGGTGTTGGTGCTCGAGGTGCCGTACTTGTAGTCGTCCCCGATGCCACGGAACTCGATCTCGATGGGCCGCCCCTGCCGACCGCGCAGGGTGAAGCCGGTCCACTTGACCGAGGGCACCTCGACAACCGTGGTGTCCTTGATCAGCTCATAGGCCACCGTCGAGAAGATGCCATCAATCTGGTTGTTGATCTTGAGGACGTGCTGCTTGCCCGACGTGTCCACGGTGCTCGGAGCGCCAGCCGTGCCGAGGACGAACGCCAGCAGGGGCTCGAGCCCCTCGTAGCGCAGGTCGGTTGCCAGCGAGACGGACACGGACTTGTTGCCCGGGACCGGAGCCAGAGCCGTCACGGACCCCGAGATGCCCCGGATGGGCTCGATGACCAGATTGCCCGGGGTGTCGATCGAGCGGACATAGACGCCGTCCGTCGCCCCGGCCGCGACGGCCGTGCCCCAGGTGGTAGCCTTCTTGACTCCGACGATGCCCTGGAAACCCTTTGCGCGGGCCATATTCCCTACTCCTCCCCGCCCTTAGTACGCCGACGAGGAGCCGGGGCGGCAGGCTCCACGGGCACCAGTCCAAGCGCAGTCAGCGCACTGACGGCATCGTCGGGATAGTCAGCCTCTCCCGACTTGATCAGCAGCCCCGTGGCGGGGTGGATCTGATCGTCTCCGGCCCACAGCATCCTCAAGCCGTCCTCCTCGCCCGAATGCGGGCCTTTAGCGCGATGTGCTGCTGCTCCAAGATCGCCTCTTCTTCGTCTTCCGGCTCCTCCGCAAAGACCTCCTCGGTCAGCGCGGCCACCTGCTCCTCGAGCGCCCGGACACGCTCCTCGAGCTCCGTCATGGCGTCTCCACGAAGTCGTACGACACGACAAAGCGGAGCTCGGCGATGGCCCAGTTGGGCAGATACCTGTCGCGGTCGATCACCAGCGAGCCGAGGGCGACGTTGCGGGTCAGCCCCCCGAGCGTCACGTCAGACAGCAGCCGCCGGACAGCGTCACGGATCAGACGGTTCGCCACCTGCCACCGCGTCGGCTCCTGCTCGAGGATGGGGCTTTCGGTCGGGGCGTTGTGCTGCCGGGCCACGATCACGAAGAATTCGGCCTCGGCACCAGCCCATCCAGACGTGCCCTCCTCCGTGATCGTCTCGTCCCCGGGGCGCAGCAGGTACACCGTCTGATAGTTGCGGTCGAGCCCCTGCTCGTCCGGCCAGAACGTGACACGGGCGACGAGGTCGGGCGCATACCAGTACGTCGCCCCGGCGTCGTCCACGATGCCCTCAAACAGCGTCTTGAGGGCTGCCGCTATCTGCTCGTGCTTGGACTCAGCCACCGATAGCCCCAGCCATGAAGTCGTTCATGTCCCGCTTGACCTCCCCGCCGATCTGCCCCTCGTGGTGGCGCAGTGCGGGCTCGAGCGCCGGCCGGCGGGGCACACGGCCGCCGGGGTGCCGCTTGTGCGGCTTGAACGGCTGCCCGGCCTCGAGGTTGCCCGCCACGCCCCGGGCCTGCACGGCCGAGCGCCAGGTGTTCCCGGTCCACCGGGACTTCCCCAGGTGGACGATCAGGGGGATTCCAGACCCACCCTTAGACCGGACACGGGCCGCCTTGTCTGACCCACGTCGCCAGTCCCGATGATATGTAGACCACTTGCCACCCGTGCGGTTATACCACTTGGTGCGAGACGACAGCCCGAGAGACGCCAGGGTGTGCTTGCGGCCGGTCCAGAATGCCCCACCCCACAGCTTGCGCCCGATGGTCGAGCCGCTGGTGTACTCCCCCTGCGCCGCCTTGACCACACGACGCAGCACCCGCCGGGCAGCGTTGGCCGCCACCCGCTTCTGGTCCCGCCCCACCTGCTTCAGACGGGCCGCCATCAGGGCGCACGTCTCAGCCACTAGATGATCCTCCCCGTCTTGATGTAGGCGTGCGAACGCCACGGGTAAAGCTGCTCCTTCTCGATCTTCAGCAGATCAGCCGGCAGGAACCGCGACACCGACCCCATGCCGTCCGTGATCGTCTGCGCCGCGAAGTCGCCGCCCCGCTTTATCTGGCTATACTTCCGGGCAGCCAGAGACAGCGCAACGCTCTTGATGTCACCCGGAACCGCCGCGGGCGCGGCGTAGCCCGCCGTATAGACGAGCCGGATAGCGTCCTGCCCGCTCGGCCAGTACGCTTCCAGCCGGACGAAGACACCAGCGGCCGCGTCGTAGACGTAGTCAGTGCCATGAGTCAGGGTGTCCTCAGATGTCCACGTCCCAGACTGCCACTCGCCCTCATCCACGCTCGTAACCGTGGTCACGGGGTAGTTGAGCGCACACACCTCACTCAGCCCGGACTCGACCGTGTGGTACTCGGTCGTGCTGCCACGGGTTGCGATGCGCCGACCAAGGAACGTCTCGATGGACTCGCTCGCCCTGTTGATGACGTTCTCGAGCACGGAGTCCTGAGCCGTGAGCGTAGAGTCGATCGACAGCAACTCTTTGAGCTCGGCTACGCTGACCAGCGCATAGGTAGAGAGAGCCATTAATGCTTACCCCTCTGCACTACTGCTTACCTTTCCGCACCACTGCGGCCTCAGGTGCAGAGCGCACGGCAGTCTCGATACCGACACGCTGCGCCAGCCCCAACCTGATCCACTCGCGGGCGACCTCGTCGGGGACATCCAGCGTCTCGCCGGGAGCAGGACAGCCGTGGGCCGAAGCGAACGACTTGATAGCCTGTACTCGCATGGAACCATCCGGGGGGCGGGTAGGCCGCCCCCCGGAAAGGAACCGTTAGGCAGTGCGGAGGTACTTGACCGCCGTGGTGTCGATCAGGTTGCCGTCCACCCGCTGGCTGGCCTCGAACACAGCCTGATGGCTCAGGAAGTAGAGATCATCCGAGCGACGCAGCGTGATGCCGCCGGCCACCCGGACGAAGTACTTGCTGAAGTCGCCGAAGAGCACCAGCCGCTTGTTGGTGGCGAAGGTGCCATCCTGGTCATTGTTGATCACGACCGGGACGCCGAAGAGCCGGTCAGGCTGGCCCTGCTGGACGGCCATCTGCCATAGATATTGATTGTTCGAGTCCTTCAGCTTGCGGACATAGGCCGCGACAGCGTCGTTCATCATGAACGCGCAGTTGGGCGACATGCGGTAGGCGATATCGACCGCATGATACAAATCGATCACCTCATCCAAAGTGATAGCATTGGTGGCCGAGGCCGTCTTGCCGAGGGCAGCCTTGACCTGGACGCCGCCGGGCTGGCTCGAGCCCGTGCCGGTCGTGAAGTAGGTATTCTTGATGCGGCCGATGCGGGTGCCCAGCGCGGCCCCGAGGTACTGGCTCAGGTTGATGCTCGAATCCTGAAGGAGCTCGTTGGAGATCAGCACGGCATCGCTCGACATCTTGTAGCTCGACAGCACGACCTGCCCGAAGCTGGGGTCGGTCGTGGTGGTGGCGCCGGTTGCCTCGGTCAGCAGCCGCCCGGTGTTCGACGTGTCGTCCACCGTGGGGACGGGCAGGCTGGCCCCGGTCGCCGTGGTGATGACCGTGGCGAGGTTCTGCACCCGGCCATACCACTTCTCGACCTCGACAAAAGCCCTCATCATCTCGTCGGGGACAGAGTTGCCGCCGGCCGTGGTCGTGCCCACGGACAGGGCGCGGAGGTCGAATTCCTTGGAGCTCGGCCGGATGCCGTAGAACGCAGCCGCCGCGTGCTCGTCCTCGCTGCGGGCCTCGCCGCGCAGCCAGGCGCGGAGGGCGTGCTCCGGGTTGGGGCGAGCGTCGGTGACGATCGTTTCCGTCTTGCGGCCAGCCGACTGGTTGAGGATCTTGCGCTCCTCGTCGGCCTTCTCGTGGAGGGCGATGGTCGCCTTGATCTGGTCGATCTCGGCGTCCATGCGCTTGATGGTTTCCTGCTCCTCGGTGGAGACGGCCCGCTTCTCGTTGTCGGCCTTGTCAAGGATGGCCTTGATGTCCTCATTCAGCTTGGCCCGCTGCTCGTACAGGTGCTTCATTTGCTTAGCGCCTCCTGCGCTTGTCGCCAGGAGCGCCGGGCCAGAAAGCCGAAGGGCGCGAGCCCTGGCAGAGATCAAACGGCAATCACTGCTTGGCTTCGCGCCCTGCTCAGCGGGGTCGCTGAAGTCTTGGACGGTCGTTCGGGTTGACCAGCAACCTCGGCGGCCGAACTAGTCGTCAGTCACAGTCTAGCACATATGTCTAGCCTCGCTCTAAGTATTCGGTTCTCTCCTTGACCACGGCTCGCTCAAGCTTCTCGGTTCTCTCGGCCCACCCGGCTCGCTCCCCTCTCGCGGTTCTCTCGCTCACGACGGCTATACATCTAGCCTAGTCGATAGGCCAATTGGGGACGGGGATGTAGTCCGCGTGCCCGCCCGGCCCGAGGATGTAGGGCATGGGCGGGGGCGTCCCCATCTCGACCTCGTGCAGCACATGGTGGAAGTGGGACAGGAAGATCTTGGCGACGTAGCGCCCGGCGCGCCAGTCCAAGCCGACCGGCTGGAGCTTGCCGCTGCCCCAGATCTCCCGCTGAAGCGGGCTGATGCTCCACCTGTTCTTCGTCGCCAGCTCGAGCCGGGCCAGCGCCTGCTCCCGGAACATCCCGGCCTCGTTGCGCTCGATCTCCTGCGCCTTGCGCTTGCGCCACAGCTTGGCATAGAGGCAGTCCGACCGCTCGCCAGCCTTCTTGAACTGCTCCCCGATGAGCCATGCGGTGGTCTTGAGCTTGGCGCAGTGGGGCCGCTTCTTGCCCTTCTCCCACTTCGCCGTGGGGTCCAGCCCGGCGAATCGCCACACCTTGCCGGCCGTGTTGATGTACCCCTCGTGGCAGTCGGGCGTGCAGGGGTTGGCCTTGGAGCAGCGCACCCTGGCACGGCAGACCCACGGCCTGATTTCGATGTATGCGAGGAGCACCCCGGCGTATGTGGCTCCGATGCCCGGGATACTCAGCGCCCAGCGGCCAGCCCGGTGGGTCATCACCATCGCCTCGATGGCCTTGTCTGCCTTCTTCTCGATGGTTTCGTGGTCCTCGCGCAGCAGGCGCAGCGCGAAGGAATCCGGCGACGTGTCCACCCTGCGCTCGATGGCCCCGATCTGGTTTCCCGTGGCCTTGCGGTTCTCCTGTGCTGACATGCGGAGGTCCACCAGCGCACGGAGCACATCCTTGTCGAATGTGGCCTCGGCACGGATGGCCTTGACCTGCGCCCGCGTCCAACGCTCGACGTTCAATGACTCGCTCATGTTCACTCCCCCTAAGTTAAATTGGCTCGCTCCGCTAAGTCGGTTCTCTCAAGAGAAGCGGCTCGCTCGGGCTGCGCGGTTCTCTCCAGCTTCTCGGCTCGCTCCGGGACGACGGTTCCCTCTGGGTCATCGGCTCGCTCAGGCCGCTCGGTTCTCTCTACCGACCCGGCTCGCTCACACCAAACGGTTCTCTCCTCTGCGACGGCTCGGCTCATTGCTGTTACTCGGCCTTGGTGGCCTTAGCCATGAGCGTGGCGAGCTGGTCATCGGTCAGCACCTGACCGACCGTCTCGCCCGTCTTGATCTTGAGCGTTTGCAGCCGCTTCTCCAGCAGCCGCATGAATCGCCCATTCCTGGCGTTGCCCTGCGCGTTGGCCTCGTACATCTCAGCCTCGCGCCGGACATCCTGTAGCGTTGCCTCGCCCAGAAGTCGCTTGTCGCTCATCGGCCATGCCAGGTACTTCCCCGCCCACTCCGACACCTTGCGGCAGACCTCCTCGGAGTACGCCTGCTCCTTCTGCTTGGTGTACGGCTTGGCTGGCTGGGACGTGAGCAGCCTGTCATCCACCACGCCGGTGATATCCACCCGACGGGCGGCCATAGCCAGCCGGATCTCAGCCCGAGCCGCCCTGTGAATGGCCCAGGTGATCAGGCGTGCCTGCGAGTTGATGCCGGCCACGACCTTCTCTTCGGCGGCCCTGTAGCCATGCTGCGCTATCGCAGCATCGGCCATCCTGCGGACGATGGCACCCTCCGGCTCCGTCTCCACGCTCGACTTGTCAAACCCCATGCATCCCCTTTCGTGAGCCTTCCCGGCTCGTTAATGTGCGCTCACGGAGTACGGTTCTCTCTTCATACGCGGCTCGCTCGTAAACGACGGTTCTCTCGTCGGCCACGGCTCGCTCGTTTCTCACGGTTCTCTCCGAACCCGCGGCTCGCTGCTCTCATCGCTTCATGCGGTACTGGAAGCCGGGCCACTCCTGTTTCACTTCGGCCCGCCCCTCCTTCACCAGCCCAG